ACTATAAGGAATACACTGAACCCTAATGGTTCCAGTGTAATGATTTCCGACCACCCACGTGCCCGGAAGGGTTGTTTCACTAACTCCACCTGAGCTAGCAAACTGAAGGGTTCTAACTTCCATCGACATTTTGAAACAATTACAAACTATTCAAAATATTTTAAAAATTAACAAACAATGTTACTAAACATTGTCAAACCAACAAGGACAATCCTGTGAATCAACAACATCGTGGTTACACCTATCAGCTTTTGCTTGGTTAAATTTTCCTCTACCAGGCAAAAGACATGAGGGTAAGCGCCCCGGTGTTTGAAGGTCCGCAAGCTTAGAACAGCACTTATTCATGTGTAGTGCTATTTGAGCAGAAGAATTCAACCGCTTGTGACAAATGCCACAAGAGAACCACTGAGTCCTGTCTCGTGATCCAGTGCGCACGGCATGAACGTTAGTTACATGCTGGTGGCCATGGACGTGAGTCTCGTACTGGGTGTAGCTGTTACACTTCACCCTGCATAGCTCACACTCGAACTCAGGTAGTAAGGAGGTCTTAACCATTTTGTAATGTTCAAGACCGCCACCATCAATTCTCCTGATGATTACACCATTCGTGAAGAGTTGTTGCAAAGCACCGACAAACTCAAACATGGTACAGTGTGTTCTATCTTGGACAAATGCCCATATGTCATTCATTGACACATAGTCTTTTTCAACCTCCAATACAGCGCAGATCTTACCAACAATGTCCATTTTAAAAGAGCAATTTAAATAATCCCAAATTATCTTCAAAAACTTCTCTCTGTAAAATACCACGAGTCCACAAGCTATCCAAAGCGCAAATCAAATTAAACTTATCTTCTTCACACTGAACTTCAGCTAACTCAAAAAGATCTAAAACAGAATAATATTCACGATCAAGTAATAAATCTATTATCAAAAATTCGTAGTCACGAATTCGCATAAAACGCTCTTCAAGATCAAACATTATATTAAATAAAACTAAATCTTACTAATACTAAGAATACTTAGCGACACATTTTCGCGCCCACTCGGTTGGATTTTCACCAATCTGCCCAAGAGAAACAACTTTTAGAAAACCATAAGCAACCCAAGCAAACCAACGTCTCTCACATCTCCAGGTTTCGTCCACTTTTATTGCAGACGCTCGTGGTAATGAGGCAAATTGAGGTTTTTCTTGAATATGCGTTTTGCAATCGGGGACATCTAAACCTATACAATGTTTAGCTATCAAACTAAAATTACCAGAAAAAGTGCAATTCTTTATATCTTGAAAAGCCTGTTGCGTAACATCACAACCACACGCCTCAAGAACAAACTGATCTGCCCAAATCTTAGTGCCACTCCCAAACTCCAATGATTTACATTTATTGAACTCCTCCAAAAATTGCACCAACGTTGGATCTGGATCCTGCTCAGGTGCATAATATGTTTTGTTAGCATGAGAAGTGTGAGGAAAAATACACACAATTGGGGTTGAAACACAAGAAACAAAAGAAGTAACTGTCGTAAAAACTCGCGAAAAGAAAGAAGACGTACCAAAGAAATACACGTACGCCAAATA